TTAAGATATCTTCGCCATTTCCTCATGAAGAGTTTTGTCTGATACAAGTGCATAGTATTTTAAGGTCGTGCTGTATTCTTCGTGCCCAAGAATCATTTGTGTAGCTTCGGGTGATACACCGCTTTCTACCATCATTGTTGCACATGTTTTTCGGCAGCAATGGGGGGATAGACGCTTAACTCCTATTTCTTCAAGGCAGTCGTAATACTTTTTGCGCATGTAGCTCGAGCTGTATCCCTCGCCGTCATCACGACATACTATTTTTTTACCTTGCTTTGCTACAAGTGCTTCTATATACGGCTTAATCACCGGCAGAACAGGAACATGGCGATTCTCTCCGGCTTCGGTTTTTAGACCACCTATGAGCAGAGCTTGATCCGCTATGTAATCATCCGGAGTAAGGGCGAGTAGTTCAGAAATACGAAATCCCGTGTAAATCAGGATGAGAATGATATCGGCGTATGGGACATTAGCTTGTGCGGCAGCCTTTATCTTTTTCACTTCTTCGGTGGAAAATGGATGTATTTCGTTTTTCTTTTTCTTTGGGAGCTTAACGAATTTAGAATAGTCTTTGTAACAAATGTCTCTCTCCAACGCAAGTGCATAAAGACGCGAAAATGTGATTTTTATATATGAGAGCGAAGTGCCGCTTTGTGCGCTGTATGCATCAATGCATTTCTGCATGTCTTCCGTTCTCAGCTCGCGCATTTTTATGCTTTTTACATCTTCGGGGATCTTCTTCCATGCGGCGTTGTAGCAGTCCTTTGATTGCTTAGCCAGGTTCTTATATTCGGCACGGGAGAGCCACAATGTGTGCAAGTCATCGACGGACATATTGATTTCAACTACCGGGTGTTCGAGGTAGTGAGCCAGAGCAGCTTTTGCCTCTTTGCTCGATGCGTAGTGCCCGAGGATTTCCTGCTTTTTAATCATCTTGCCTTGCTCGTCCAGGCTATAACTTGCCGGCAGCGCGACGACCCAGGGGCGCCGCTTGATATCCTTGCGTTTATATACGCTGCCTTCACCGTTTTCACGCTTTGCCATTAAAAAATCCGCTCCTTTTCACTTGTGTTTTGCCGGAGCGGATGATATAATAATTATATCAATCCACTCTATACGCATGGTGTGTGTTGATTCTCGAACCCTCGGTGTTCCCGCACCGGGGGTTCTTTTTTATTGTTGTTCTGCCAAAGATGAGAGATTAGGAAGGTCAATCGAATATAAAAAGCTATGACCGTCTCTGTGCTTTTTTAAAATTCCGGCTTTCTCGACTTCTGAAAGCCTTTTTGCAATAGTTGAGGTAGATAAGTTAAAAACGGTACAAAGCTCTTTTTGAGGTATTCCATCGCTGGAAAATAAAGCGCCCTGCATAAGAACATAGCAGAAATCAAGCATGTTATCACGGTCAGAAAAAAGATTGAGCTTTTTTAGAATATCCATGTTTTGTTCAAGAGCCGTTTTCCTTTTATCAAGGGCTTGAAAGAGATTGACAAATGATACATAGACTATGTTTAAAAAAGTTATGATAAACGGTGTCAAATCTCCGCAATTCCTTTTGTCGTTACAAATTTCAAAAGCATTGTAATACGCCTTTTTGTTCTCTTTTATTGTATAAGACAGTCCATATCCTATTAGATGGTCAAATTCTTGAGCTAGCAGATAGCTGCTAATGAAACGAGAGGTTCTGCCGTTTCCGTCATAAAAAGGATGAATATAACCGAATAGATAATGGAAAAGAGAAATCCTAATCAAAACTGGTAAAGATGAATCGTTAAGAACAGCGAGTGCATTTTCCATAAGTTCGATTATTTGCTTCTCGGGATAGGCTCCGCGGTGAATTACCTTGCCCGTTTTTGTTGTGACTTCGTTCATTTCCTTTCTGAAAATTGTACCGTCCGGACGATTCTCGGGGTGTTCCTCTAGTATTTCGGCAAGTACCAATTCGTCATAAAGCCGGCGAACATCTATGCAGGACTTCAACGGAATATATTCTCTGCTCAACATACTGTATTTTTGAGCCAGTCCATAAAACCTTGACTTGTGACCGCTTTTTTGTGACAAGCTGTTCAATGCTTCGGACAACTCTTTCCTCGTACTGAAAACGCCTTCGATATCGTTGGTGAGCTTCATCTCATCAATTAGACATTTCTTTGTAAATTGATCCAATGCAGCAGTGGGGAGGCGTTCACGCAAAGGAAGAATGTCTTTGTCAATTTTCATTATTTGGCAAGTTGTGTCATATATTTCTTGACACATGCAAAAAAAGGCAGTGTTGCCTCCTATTAAGAATGGTAGCTTGATAGCAAATTCCGATTCTTTTCTCTGCAGACTAAGTATATTATACTCGCTTCTGTTTTGATAATATAGGCTAGATAATACTTTATACTCCATTTTGTTCACCTCATTACAGAGTTATATGTATTGTAAGCGCATAACATTGTAAAAATAGCGATAAATTACAATGTTAATCAATAATACACCTATTTAGCTGTAAAGTCAACTGTATTTTTACACGCATTACTGTAATTTATCCAACATTGTCATCTTTATCAATGCCTATTTGCAGTTTCTTTTCTTTCACATTACAACCCGCTTTCTCAATTAGTTTTTAATTATCTCTCTTACGAGGAGATAAGGAACGCCGATGATGTGATACTGTTCGAGATTTGCGCCTGTCAATTCTTTAGGCGGGTAGGAAGGATTAAGCGGACTGAGCCTCACCATATCGTCAAAAATTTCGACACGCTTAAGCGTCGCGCATTCTCCATCATATATAACGGCTCCGACATCTCCGCTGCGCTCGACAAAGGTTTGCCGAAGAATGAGGACTTTATCGTCAGTGTGGTATGTCGGGTACATTGAATCACCGTGTACCTTTAGAACAAAAAAGTCGGATTTGCTTCGTCCCTTGAGAAAAGAGCGTGGGACATCTATTGTTTCTCCGCTCCAGTCCTCTATAGCCGTCTCATTGTACCCCGCAGCGATGCTGCCAAGAACCGGAAAGGTAACCACGTCATCAGTTACATTGGGAGAAAAAAGTTTAAATGATTGTGCCGAGGTGTTATCTTCACCGTCAATCAAGTAAGAGGTTGTTGTATTTAATGCTCTCGCAAAATCAGATATCTTGCTCTGGTTTATATTTCGGAGACCAAGCTCAATCTTATTAACAGCCGAAGCTGTTTTGAAGCCTACTCTCTCAGCAAGCTCTTGCTGCGACATTCCTTTTTCTTCTCTTAACTTTCTTATTCTATCATAGATTGTCATATTATCACCGCCTGCTTGAATAATATCAGCTATTAGCCAATTTGTCAACTTTTTTTGAAAAAAATTAAAGAAAACCATTGACAAACTGGCTAATAACAATTATGATATGTGTATAGCCAAAACGGCTAAAAGAAAGGAGGCGAAAAACATAATGACCGCGACAAATAAGCTGAAGGCAAAAATGGTGGAGGCCGGAATCACACAGGCCGAACTGGCGAAAATCCTCGGAATCTCCTATCAGGCAATGAATTACAAGATAAATAACAGGTCTGAATTCAAGGTGAGCGAGATAGAAGCCGTTGCCAGTGCTCTGAAGATCAGAAATAAAGACGAATATTTTTTTGCCTAATCATTAGCCAAAATGGCTAAATGCGAAAACGAGGCGGGGGAGAAAAACAAAAAATCCATATTACATCAATTAAAAGGAGGAAAACACCATGCGTAAAAAAATGGCACTTATGTCAGTCGACGAGGCGTCAATGTACCTGAGAGAGGTTATCTACATACCGCCGCATCAGATCCGTCTGCTCGCGAGGGAGGGGAAATGCACCTTCTGTATCGCGATCAAAAATCCGAGCGGGTCGTACTCGTACCACATTAGGCTTGACCGGCTTGAGCAGTTCAAGCGCGGAGACATTGGTCTTATGGTGAGCTAGTGAGCTAAGGGCAAAAACAGAAAGGAGACATCAAAATGACAAAAGGATTTTTAACAATCGCCGCAGTGCTGGCGCTCGTCCTGCTTTTCGCGGCGGCAGCGGTTCCGGAGACAGAACCGATTACCGCGCCTGAACCGACGGTATCGGCGCAGATACCCACAGCACGCTACCGGTTGACCGCAGACGAGCGAGAGCTTATATGCGAGGTTGTTATGGCTGAATCGGGAATCGAGCCGTTTGATGGCAAAATGGCGGTCTCACAGTGCATTTTAAATGCGTGTGAAAAGACCGGCAAACGCCCCGTGGAGATAGTTGCGGAGTATGGTTACACCGACCGCCGGGTAGAACCGAACGCAGAGACGAGGGAAGCCGTCGCCGCGGTCTTTGATGCCGGCGAGACGGTGACAGACGCGAAGATACTTTTCTTCTACGCGCCGGCGCTTGTGAGCAGCGAATGGCATGAATCGCAGACCTATGTCTGCACCATCGGTGGGCACCGATTTTTTGAGGAGGCGGGAAAATGAGCAAAAACATCTGCATCGCCGTGCTGGTGATGTCGATATTTTGTAGCTTAACGAGTCTGTGCCCTGGCGATGAAAGACACAAAAAAGTGTACGCTTTTTGGGGCTGGCTTAATGTTGCGCTGTGGATATGCATCTATATCCGCGATGTATTTTGAAAGGAGAATAAAAATGAATGACGATAAAATCCTTATAGAGGCGCTGCGGAGGCTGTCGGTGCAGACCGGATCTATCGCCTGTCTTGGCTGCAAATATGAGTACGATTGCGGAATCCACGGCTGCGCGATTATCTGCGCCGCGAGGGAACGGCTCGAGGAGCTGACCGCATCACCGTGGATAAGCGTTAACGACAGGCTGCCCGAAGACGAGCAGGGCGTATTAGTTATCGCGAGCGGCAGACCGCGAGAGCATTTAGAGTTGGATAGTGCCCATGAACTTGCAACATTTTACGCCGGTGAGGGTTGGTCCTTTGATGCCTATCCAGAGTGGGAAGATCCACAGGTGACCTACTGGATGCCGTTGCCCGAACGACCGGAGGAGGTATAACCATGGCATTAAAATTTGCAATTCAAACGGTTTTTGAAATCGCTGTCGTCGTACTTATCATCTATGGCTTTTGCCGTGAGGACAAGCTCATAGCCTTCGAGGACGACCTCAAAGCAAAAATTTTAAACAGAAAGGAGACAAAACGCAATGGGAAATCAGACGACTAAAAGCCCGTTCGATGTGCAGATCCTTGCTGCCAGGCTAAAAGACCTGATGCGCGAAAGCGTGCCGAAAGTCACGCAGAAAGACCTTGCAGCGACGCTCGGCACTGCGCCTAACATGGTATCGGCATATATGCGCGGCAAGAGCTGTCCGTCGCTGCCGATGGCGGTGAACATAGCGCAGTATTTTGATGTGTCAATTGATTATCTCGCCGGCTTGACCGACCATCGGCGGCAGCAAGTAATCGTGTCAGCACCAACACCGACACCGAAGCGCGGGCGTGACCCGTGGCGCAAAATGGCGGTCTGCAACAGCTGTGACTGGCGCAGACGCATGGCAGCTCCGTGCGGCGACTGGGACGGCACAGCGTGCATGTACACCCACGAGACCGGCATCTTTCGCGAATCACCGCCGACAGACGATTACTGCGCATATTACAAAAGCCGCCAACGCTGAGTGGGCAGCGAAGACGGCTGTGCGAAATAACACACTACTAAAATAGCACAACCCGAGGAGGTTTGTCAATATGCCTTACTATCACACTTGCCCTCTTTGCGGTGCCAATCTTGACCCCGGAGAGAGATGCGACTGCACAACATATAACCTTAAGGAGGATTTTGAAAATGTTAGAAATGAAAGTAACTATTGCCCCGACAACGGAACTCGTCGCAGTGCTTGAGAAGCTCGCGACCGCTATTGGCGGAGGCAGCAAACGCCCGGAAACGGTAATCGAGGCACCCAAGGCACCGACAGTGCAGGTAACGCCGCTTCCGGCCGACCCTGCGCCTGCTCAGACTGTCACGCCCTCGGTTAACCCCGTGGCATCAACGGTACCGACCTCTGCGCCGCAGTACACCGTGGAGATGCTCGCGAATGCTGGAACAACGCTCGTTGACGCCGGTAAGATGCCGGAGCTCCTGCAGCTGCTTGCTGACTTCGGCGTCAACGCCATCACGGACCTTAAGCCCGAGACATATGGCGCTGTGGCCGGCAAGTTGCGTGCTCTCGGCGCGCAGATATGAAGGGAGTTGAGAAATATGCCACCTGAGACACATGCACTGCTGTCAGCTTCATCCGCTGCGCGGTGGCTGCACTGCACCGCTGCACCGAGGCTTGAAGCGCAGTTCCCCGAAACAAACTCGCACTATGCCGAAGAGGGTAGACTTGCGCACGCAATATGCGAGCTCAAAGTGATTAAGCATTTCACCATGCAGATTAAGCCGCGGGCTTTTACGGCAAAGCTCAACAAACTCAAGGCAGCGCCGCTCTATAACGACGAGATGGACAAAACCTCTGATTTGTACATAGAGCATTTGTCCGAAAGAGCCATGCAGTACTGTACCCGTCCGAATGTGGCGGCAGAGGTGCGCGTTGACTTTGGCGACTATGTGCCGGAGGGATACGGCACCTGTGACTGTATCATGATAGGCGGAGACACACTGAGCATTGTGGACTATAAACACGGTCAGGGTGTTCCGGTCTCGGCAGAAAATAACCCGCAGATGAGGCTTTATGCGCTCGGTGCGCTGAGACGATACGCGCCGGTGTTCGGAGACACGATCAAGTTTGTCAGCATGACCATTGACCAGCCGAGAATCCAATCAGAGGTCAGCACCGAAACAATAACTGTGGAGGAACTGCGCGCATGGGGCGAAAGCATCAAGCCGATAGCGCAGGAGGCATTCTCCGGCGAGGGCAGATTTTGCGCCGGCGAGTGGTGCCGTTTCTGCCGAGCCCGTGCGACGTGCCGGACCAGAGCGGAACAGAACCTTGCATTGGAAGAATTCAAACAGCACGATATACACACCTTGACGGATGCAGAAATCGGGGACTGCCTCGCTCGTGGAGCGAGCCTTGTGAAATGGTACAAGGATCTCGAAGATTACGCTCTCTCGGCACTTATCCGCGGTGAGTCCATCCCCGGATGGAAAGCCGTTGCCGGAAGAAGCGTAAGAACATTCAGCGACCAGGACGCCGCGCTCGCTGCGGCAATTGCTGCCGGTTATGATGAATCCCTTGTATATGACCGCAAGCCAAAGACTCTTACGGAGCTTGAGAAGCTCATGGGCAAGGCGGAGTTCGCTGATAAGCTCGGCAGTTTTGTTGTCAAACCGCTCGGAAAGCCCACACTCGCGCCGGAGTCAGATAAGCGTGAACCGTATAGCCTGGCGGCGGCAGATTTTGCGGGTGTTGCAAATGGATAACACAAAGAACTTCTCTATTCACCACGGCAACGGAACTGTTGTTATTTATCCGGCGTTTTTCGAGAACGCGCCGAAACCCAAAATCAAAAGCCTATTTGCACTGGCGCAGAAGTGGTTCCGCGCAAATGCCGGCGTGATAGCGCGCATGAGTGAACACTTATATATGCGCCGCGAAGAGTGTCGAAAAGATGCCGCTGTGGCTAAGAAAAACTACTCCGACCTATATCAGGCACCGGGATGGGAAAATGGCACCGCTATAACAGACAAGAAGATTATCAGAAAACAGGAACTTTCGAATAAACGGCTTGCAGAGCAAGTGAAAAAGTGCCTGGCTAAGCTCAAAAAGATTGAGTCCGTGTGTGAAATCTTCAACGAAAAGTTCCGTGAGAACGGCTATCAAATCAATGACTAAATTTACAGGAGGATATATTCATGTATCAGAACATCAAAACAAAAGTACTTACAGGCGAGGTCAGACTCTCTTACTGCAACCTCATTACTGCGCGTGCTGCTAAGCAGGGCGGAGACCCGAAATACAGCGTAACTCTGCTGATCCCTAAGACGGATACCGCGACCATCGCAGATATTCAGGCGTCGATGCAGGCGGCATATGACGACGGCGTCAGCAGCAAATGGGGCGGGGCACATCCCGCGCCTAAGACGCTGCTCCACGACGGCGACGGGCTGCGCGAATCCGGGCTGCCCTATGGCGACGAGTGTAAGGGACACTTCGTTATCACGGCATCAACCAAGAACAAGCCGCAGGTTGTCGGCATCGATAACATCAACTGCGAGCTTGCGCCGTCGGACATTTACAGCGGAATGTACGCTCGTGTAACGGTCAATTTCTTCCCGTATGACAGCGCGGGGAGCAAAGGAGTCGGATGCGGTCTCGGAAATGTGCTCAAGACTCGTGATGGAGAGCCTCTCGGGGGCGGCGCATCGGCGGCCACGGACTTTGAGGGCCTCGGTCAGAGCTTTGCCGCAGCACAGCCCGCCGCTAATGCATTCGTACCTAAAATAAACCCGATAACCGGACAGCCTATGTAAGGAGACAGAAAAAGAAATGGATCATTTAAGTATCGACCTCGAGACATTCTCAAGTGTGCCGATAGCTAAAGCCGGTGCTCAAAAATATATAGCGAGCCCGGATTTCGAGATCCTGCTTTTTGCCTATTCTCTCAACGGTGCTCCGCCCGTGTGCTGCGACATAGCACAGGGCGAGCATTTGCCCGATTGGGTATTGGACGCGCTGTGCGATCCTCAATGCCTGAAACACGCATACAACGCAGCGTTTGAATGGGGCTGCCTCTCCAAGTTTATGGGGAGGCAGCTGCCTCCGGAACAGTGGCGCTGCACTATGTTTCACGGGCTTTATGCGGGATACCCTGCGGGGCTTGATGCCGCAGGGCGCGCTTTGGGTCTGCCGGAGGATAAGCGTAAACTCAGCACCGGTAAAGCATTGATACGGTATTTTTGCGTGCCCTGCACGCCGACAAAAAGCAACGGCGGCAGGCGCAGAAACCTACCGCACCATGACCCGGCGCGCTGGGAGCTGTTTAAGGAATATAACGCCCAGGATGTGACGACCGAAATGGAAATTGAACGGCGTCTTTCTCTGATTACCGTGCCGGACTGGCTGCAGAGGCAGTGGGAGACAGATCTTCTCATCAATGCCCGAGGCGTAGCTGTGGACATGGAAATGGTGAACGGCGCGCTTGAAATAGGTGCAACCGTGCGCGAGCGGCTGACACAAGAGGCGGTGCGGATATCCGGTCTGAGTAATCCGAACAGCGTGCAGCAGCTCTCTGCCTGGCTTGAGCAGGAGACCGGAGAAGAGGTGACGGACTTGCGGAAAGATACCGTTGCAAAGATGATAGCGCAAGCACCGGATATCCCGGAGGTGCAGCGCATGCTTGAGATAAGGCAGGAGCTCGGTAAGACGAGCACAAAAAAGTATGATGCTATAGAGCAGGCTGTATGCCCGGATGGGCGCGTTCGGGGGCTGCTGCAATTCTACGGCGCCAACCGGACGGGCAGATGGGCGGGACGCCTGGTGCAGGTGCAGAACCTGCCGAGAACATATACACAGCCGCTTGAACTCGCGAGAAATCTCGTAAAGCTGCGCAAACTTGACAATTTGAGACTGATTTACGGCAGTGTGCCGGATACGCTGTCGCAGCTGATACGCACTGCATTTGTTGCATCGGACGGTAATGTCCTCATTGATGCAGACTTCTCCGCCATAGAGGCGCGCGTAATATCGTGGCTGGCGGGGGAACAGTGGCGGCTTGATGTTTTTAAGACCCACGGCAAAATTTACGAAGCGTCAGCTTCACAGATGTTCGGCGTACCGATTGAAAAAATAAAAAAGGGCAATCCGGAGTACGCCCTGCGGCAAAAGGGCAAGGTTGCGGAGCTCGCTCTTGGATATCAGGGCGGAGCGGGTGCGTTGATAAATATGGGCGCTCTCGATATGGGTATACCCGAAGATGATTTGCCCGATATAGTGCAGCGCTGGCGCGACACAAACAAGCGCATATGTGACCTTTGGTACAAGATGAATTCCGCCGCGGTGGAGGCAATACGTACCGGATACAGCGTCGGCGTCGGAAGGCTGCTTGTGTCTTGTGAATATGATGCTGCGCACGAGGTCGAGTATCTGACTGTTCTGCTTCCGAGCGGGCGAAAGCTGTATTATAACTCGCCGCAGATTGGAGAAAACAAGTGGGGCGGACCGTCCATTTCATATATGGGCATGGATCAGACCACAAAGAAGTGGAAACGCATCGAGACCTACGGCGGGAAGCTTGTTGAGAATTGCGTTCAAGCTGTTGCGCGCGATTGCCTGGCGCAGGCTATTGAAAACCTTGAGAAAGAGGGCTTGCCGGTCGTATTTCACATCCACGACGAGGTTGTTATAGACTGCCGTGCGGACACTGCAACGCTTGACGATGTCGTAAATATAATGAGCCGACCGATACCGTGGGCACCAGGCTTACCGCTCAACGCTGACGGCTGGGTCGGGGGATTCTTCAAAAAAGATTAACGGTCGAGGAGAAAACGATATGCAACATGACCGAAAAATAACCATATCTTACGGTGCAAGCAGGCGCGCCACCGTGTGGAATCCGCAGACCCTGCTTGTATCGGAACTGTGGGAGAAGCTAAAAGTGCCGGCACGAGGCACAGAGAGTCTCGCAGAGTATATGAACCTCAAGAAGGCGCAGCAGGATGATCTGAAAGATGTCGGCGGCTTTGTCGGCGGTACGCTGCTCGGCAACCGCCGCAAAGCAAATAATGTTCAAGGCAGGGATGTTGTCACGCTCGACCTCGACAGCATACCCGCGGGGCATAAGGATGATGTGCTGCGCCGTGTGGATGCACTCGGCTGCGGCTATTGCGTGTACAGTACGCGCAAGCATCAGCCGGCGGCACCGAGACTCAGAGTGCTGTTGCCTTTAGACCGCACAGTGACTGCGGATGAATATGAGCCGATAGCTCGCAAGATGGCGGAGCTTATCGGACTTGAATTCACAGATCCCACGACTTTTGAGCCGAGCCGGCTGATGTATTGGCCGAGCTGCTGCGCGGATAGCGAATATGTCTATCTCGTGGGGGACAAGCCGTTTGCGTCCGCCGACGGCGTGCTTGCCCAATATTCGGACTGGCACGATGTGTCCCTATGGCCGGCTCTGCCGGGGCAGCAGGCTTTCACGAAGTTAGCAGTCAAGCAGGGTGACCCCGAAGATAAACACGGCACTGTGGGTGCTTTTTGCCGCGTTTACGACATCCCACGGGCGATGGATGAACTCATCCCCGGAATATATGAGCCTGTTGACAGCGCTCCCGGACGATATACATACCTCGGAGGCTCTACGACCGGAGGTGCGGTGCTGTATGACGATGGCAAGTTCTTATACAGCCACCACGCCACCGACCCCTGCGGCGGTCGCCTTGTCAATGCTTTCGACCTCGTCCGCCTGCACAAGTACGCTGAGTTGGATGATGAAGCGCAGCCGGGCACTCCGACAAACAGGCTGCCGTCCTATCTCGAGATGTGCAAATATGCCTGCGGTCTGAAAGCCGTTGCGACACTTATGGACCGTGAGCGCTATGAGAGCGCAGTCAAAGACTTCGAGGGCGTCGCAGCGGACAAAGAAGAGGACGCTGTTGACTGGATGACACTACTTGAGAAGAATGTACAGACCGGCGCCATAAAGGGCACGATAGACAATGTGCGTATAGTGCTCGAACACGACCCTCAGCTTGTCGGAAAGTTTGCACTCAACGAGTTTGCCGGGCGCGGAGAGGTGCTTGGGGCGCTCCCTTGGGATAAGCGTGACAAGCGCAGGCTGTGGGACGATAACGACAATGCCGGCTTGTACTGGTACCTCGAAAAGGTCTACAAGATAACAGGCAACGGAAAGATAGACGGTGCGCTTTCGCTCCATTCAAATTCGCACTCATTCAATGACGTAAAGGATTATTTGCGCGGTCTGATTGGTAAATGGGATAATGTCCCTCGTTTGGATAGTCTCTTCATAGACTACCTCGGCGCAAAGGACACGGCATACAACCGCGCCGTAACCCGCAAGGCGTTTACTGCGGCTGTTGCCCGTGCAATGACGCCCGGATGCAAATATGACAGCATGGTGATTCTGACCGGACCGCAGGGCATAGGAAAGAGCACGCTGCTCGACAAAATGAGCCGCGGATGGTTCAACGACAGTATACGCACCTTTGAGGGCAAAGAGGCATCGGAGCTGTTGCAGGGAGTTTGGCTTGTGGAGGTATCAGAGCTTGATGCTTTCCGCCGTACAGATGTCAGCCGTATTAAGCAGTTTTTGAGCCTTCGGGCGGACAGATTCAGAGCGGCATACGGGCGAAATGTCAAAGAACTGCCGCGCAGTTGTATATTCTTCGGCACGACGAATAACTCCGACTTCCTGCAGGACACCACCGGCAACCGCCGTTTCTGGCCGATAGACACGGGCGAACAGCAGCACCGAAAGAGCGTCTGGAAGGATCTTGACAACGAACGCGATCAGATATGGGCTGAGGCTCTTGTGCGGTGGCAGGCGGGAGAACCGCTGTATCTGTCAGGAGCGATAGAAGAGGCCGCAAAAGCCAAGCAAGAAGAGCACCGTGAGACATCGAGCCGAGAGGGTATTATCCGTGAATTCCTCGAACGCAAGGTGCCGGAGGATTGGAGCAAATGGCCGTTGGACAAACGTCGTATGTTCTGGAGCGGTGCAACCGTGGGTAACGACAGTCTGAGCCTTGTTCCACGTGACAGAGTTTGCGCGCTCGAAATCTGGTGTGAAGCACTTGATGGAAGTATAAAGGAAATGAAGAACGCCGATACTCGCGAGATAAACGCGATTGTTTCCGCAACGAATGGGTGGAAAAAATCGGCAATCACATTGCACTTTGGCGGGACATATGGAACACAAAGGGGCTTTATAAAAGTCTAACAAACAGACTAACATTTACGCTAACAAATAGTTTTTGCGCTTAAAATGTTAGAAAATCGGCTTCTAACATTTTTTTTGAAAAAAGGCACTTTTGTTAGAATGTTAAATTGGTTGTTAGAGCTAAAATCCTTGAAAATCAATAATTTATATAAAAATCTAACAATCTAACATTTATTACTAAAGATTAGTAAATTAGAGGGTTAGAGAGTAAAAAAACTCTCTAATCCGCCTGATGTGTACATGTTACGTGTACGTGTACACGCGACGCGCGAAAGGAGCTTAAAAAATGACTTGTTCCGAATGGTTGAAAAATGAGCTTAACACGAGTTCAGATCCGGTGCTTTGCGACACGATACGCGCAAAAGCAAAGGAGCTCGGGTACAGTAAGCGCGAGCTCAAAGAAGCTCGAGTTAAATTAGGTGTGAAAACCTTCCATCTCATAAATGAGGATAGTGAGACAAATTGGTTTTGGTATCTGCCGGAGGAGGAAAACAATGCTTGAGAAAGAAATAGAACAGTACTTCTGCAAGGCGGTAAAAACGCGGTTGAGCGGTTGGCCGCTGAAGTTCACAAGCCCCGGCCAAAATGGCATGCCGGATAGGATAGTGCTTCTCCCGGGCGGAAAGATTTATTTTGTGGAGCTTAAAGCCCCCGGCAAAAAGGCACGAAAGCTGCAGGAGCATGTGCATCAGGAGCTGAGCACTCTCGGCTTTCCGGTACGGCTGATTGGCACGAGGGAGGCGGCCGACGATTTCGTAAGAGAGGTGCAGGCAGGTGGAATATAAGCCGCATAACTACCAGGCATACTGCATCGAGCGCATAGTGAATGATGAGGCTGTCGGTTTATTCCTGCGCCCCGGACTCGGCAAAACTTCCATAACACTGTCTGCAATCAACATCCTGAAGTACTATCGTTGGAGCATTTGCAAGGCGCTTGTAATCGCACCGAAAAAGGTTGCGGAGGGCACGTGGAGCAAGGAAGCGGCGAAGTGGGATCACCTGCAGCATCTGCGCGTAGTTCCTGTTCTTGGATCCAGCGCTAAGCGCATCCGCGCACTGAATACACCTGCCGACGTATATGTTATCAACAGGGAGAACACAGCCTGGCTGGTTGATTATTACAAGCAGGATTGGCCGTTTGACATGGTGGTGCTTGATGAAAGCACAAGCTTCAAAAACGGCAGCAGCAAAAGATTCAAGGCTTTAAAGCTTGTGCGCAGATTTTTCAAAAAGACGGTACTCCTTACCGGCACGCCGTCATCACGCAGCCTAATGGATCTGTGGGCGCAGGTCTGGTTACTTGACCAGGGCGCGCGGCTGGGTAAAAACATCACGCAGTTCAGGACACGATACTTCGACGCTAACACGCACGGCGGTCACTTTACGGACTATAAGCCCAAGAGCGATGCGGAAACAGCAGTTTTGTCCGCTATAAGCGATATTTGCGTCAGCATGAAGGCGGAAGACTATCTAGAATTGCCGGATTGCATAATCCACGAGATTCCGGTGGTGCTTGATGCAAAAGCTCAAAAGGCGTACCGCGATTTTGAGAAGAACCTGCTGCTGGAAATCAACGAGGATGTTATAACCGCGAACACGGCGGCAGTGCTGACAGGAAAGCTGCAGCAGTTCTGTGCCGGTGCGATGTATGACGATGACCGCCGGGTGGTACATATTCACGACGCGAAGTTGGAGGCGTATCTCGAATTGATTGAGAGTCTGAGCGGCGAACCGTGCATCACGTTCTACGGCTACCAGCACGACCGCGACCGCATACTCGCCGCACTTGAGAAGACCAAACTGCGGGTGAGGGTATACCGCGGGACAGAAGATGAAGACGCGTGGAATGCCGGCAAAATTGATGTGCTTCTTGTACATCCGAGCAGCTGCGCATACGGGCTTAATCTTCAGGCGGGCGGCAGGCATATCGTGTGGTTTACGCCGAATTGGAGCTTCGAACTGAACGATCAGGGTAAATGCCGCCTGTGGCGTCAGGGTTCACCGTATGACAAGGTGTATGTCCATTATCTCGTCGTGCAGGGCGGAGTCGATGAGGATGTTATGGCAGCCATCAGAGACCGGGCAGCCACACACGATACAGTCATGCGCGTACTTAAGGCGCGAATACAGAAAGTAAAGGCTGGTGATATCAGTGCCTGAGATGTGTCCGGATGAGCATTGTGTGTTTCTCGTCCAGACCGGCGGAGAAAAGCCTCTGTGCCCGTTTTGGCATTGTCTGAAGCCGGAGATTGAAAAGCACGACAAAACCCGAGAGGAGGCTGTTAAATGACGCTTAAAGAGTTGTCTCAGTTATATTACTTGGACAGGGAGATAGAGCTCGACCGTGAGAGACTTGCGGAACTGCGGGCAAATTTGCTCTGTCCGAGGTCGCCAAACTACGATGGTATGCCGCATAGCCCGAACCCTGAGCCTGCGCTTGAACGCTGCATAGCAGAGATAACGGATCTCGAAGCTATAATCCAGGCTAAAATCGAGCAACGCATATATGAGCGCAGCCGACTTGAGCGCTACATATCGGATATTCCCGACAGCCTGACCCGGCAGATATTCACGCTGCGCTTTATCGAGGGACTGACATGGGAAGATGTGGCGGATAAAATCGGTAGTAGTTCTTACAGCGTCAAGCATATCTGTTACAGATTTATCGCGAAAAATTAAAAGTTGGCACACATGGCACACACATATGTGCTAACCTTTAAGCTGAAGAATGTACCGATATTCTATTCTTCATTTTTATGTCCCCTTTCACACACGCCTGCCCCGCGGCGTCATAAATAGCGGGGATTTATTTTTTAATTAAATATTGACACATTCTCTAAAAAATGCTATCATAAATTTACCTGATAGGTAAATATTATAAACGGGGGCGAAAGTTTGAAGATTGAGTATAAAAATCACAAGCTTGAAAAAGTTTGTACGATTTTTGAAGAAGCTCAAAAAAAATTTAATGTAGAAACGGCACAGCTCTTGCATCTGAGGATAGATCAGATAACAGCGGCAGATTCGATAGATATGTTGCTTCCTAATCCTCTCGTTCCTAATGGAATAGGCAGATGCCATCCGTTAAAAGGTGATATGGATGGTATGTATGCAATGGATTTAAAGCATCCATACAGGTTGGTTTTTACTGAAAAAGATAGAGTGTTGAAGATAGTAAAAATTTTAGAGATAATAGATTATCATTGATTAATGGTTTTATTCATATAAACAAATCAAGAAAGGGTATAGAGTAAAGGAGAGGAACAGAATGGAGAAAAGCAAAACAACGATAGCCATTCCACCAGGTGCAACCATTAAGGAGCAGTTGGAAGACAGAAAAATGACTCAGAAAGAATTTGCCCACCGAATGGATCTATCAGAGAAGCACGTCAGTAAGCTTATAAACGGAGAGGTACAGTTAACAAACGATGTCGCTTTGCGCTTAGAATTTGTTTTGGGTATCCCAGCTCGTTTTTGGAATAATCTTGAGTCGTTGTATCGAGAAAAGCTTGCCCAGGTAAAAGCCGAAAATCAAATTGAATCAGATATTGAGCTGCTGAAGGATATCCCATATAAAGAAATAGCTAAAAACGGTTTTGTGCCTGACAGCAGAGACAACAAAGAAAAGGTTTTTGCGCTTAGAAAGTTTTTCGGCCTTTCGAATTTAGGGCTTCTTAACAGTACACCTATTCCCGGAATTGCTTGTCGAAGATTGGCCGAAGGCGGTAAAGCGGATTTTGCGCTTTATGCCTGGGCGCAGCAAGCAAAGATACGGGCGCAGAAGGTTCATACAAATTCGATAAATATTGATAAATTGAAGAAATCTGTGCCGGAGATTAGAAATATGACGGTAGAAAACCCACAGGTATTTTGTGAACGGTTGGTCAGTTTGCTTGCAGATTGTGGCGTGGCAGTTGTCTTTTTGCCTCATATTAAAGGCTCTTTTTTACACGGAGCCACATTCTATTCCGGAGATAAAATTGTTATGGGCCTTACCGTTAGAGGAAGGGACGCTGACCGCTTTTGGTTTAGTCTTTTCCATGAGATAGCGCACATAATATACGGTCATATTGGCAAGGCGGATGGTCCGACTGCTGATGATGAAAAAGAAGCCGACGAGTTTGCAAAAGAGGTTCTTATTCCTCAGGACTCGTTTGATGACTTCATTCACATAGGCGATTTTTCCGAAAAAGCCATTATGGACTTTGCAAAAAAAGTTAATATTGATCCCGGAATAGTAGTAGGCCGCCTACAAAAAGAGATGTATATAAACTATAATCGTTATAACGACCTAAAGACGAAGTATATGATTGTATCTTAAGGCGATTAGTAACTCGATTTTGTATAAATTAAAAATGCCAAGAGCAGCCCAAAAAGGCTGCTCTTTTTTATGCTGTTTATAATTCGCAATTCAAGTAACAAGAATGGAGGTGAACCCATGACTGACAAGCAAAGGCGGTTTGCAGATGAGTATATCGTCGACTGCAACGCGACAAGAGCATACAAGGCTGCTTATCCACGGATAAAATCGGATGATGCTGCGAGAGCCAATGCGTCAAGGCTGCTAACAAATGCTAATGTTAAAGCCTACATCGAAGCAAAACTCGATGAGCTGAGCTCTAAAAAGATAGCCGACGCGCAGGAGGTCATGGAGTACCTCACCGCCGTGATGCGCGGAGACAGCACGGCGAGCGTCGTAGTTGTGGAAGGTCAAGGCGACGGCTGCAGTGCGGCAAAGGTGCTGGATAAGCCGCCGGACGAAAAAGAGCGCCTGAAGGCTGCGGAGCTGCTTGGCAAGCGTTTTAGCCTGTTTAAGGATGGAATTGAAGTCTCCGTCAACGCGCCGCAGATTATCGATGATATAGGGGGCGGCTAACATGGCCGTCAGGCTTACTGACATAATCGCGCCGTCGTTTTACGAAGTGCATCGCGATGTGTGTGCCGGGCAGCATACGCATTATGTGCTTAAAGGCGGGCGCGGAAGCACAAAGAGCAGCTATATATCGCTTGAGATTGTCTGCGGCATCATTAAAAACCCTGATGCGCACGCGATCGTGTTCCGCAAAATTGCAGACACGCTGCGGGACAGCGTTTTTGCACAGATGCTGTGGGCTATTGAGAAACTGGGCGTGTCGCAGTATTTTAAAGCGACGGTCAGTCCGATGAAAATCACATATCTGCCGAGCGGGCAAACGATTATGTTTCGAGGTCTTGACGATCCGATGAAAGTCAAGTCCATAAAAATCCCGTTCGGCTATTTTCGTTATATCTGGTTCGAGGAATGGAATCAGTTTTCCGGGATGCGGGAAACCGATAATGTGCTGCAGTCGGTCATGCGCGGCGGCAGTAAATTCGATGTTTTTTATTCGTACAATCCCCCTGAGTCGTTGCGGGCATGGGTGAATGATGAGGTACGCGTTGAGCGCGCCGACCGCCTGATACATCACAGCACATATTTGACTGTGCCGCAGGACTGGATAGGCGCGCCGCTGCTGTTGGAGGCGGAGCACCTGAAACAGCACTCGCCGGAACGATATAGGCACGAGTTCCTCGGGGAAGTCACCGGCACGGGCGGCGAGGTATTCCGGAACATCAGTATCCGACCCATCAGCAATGAAGAGATTGCGCGGTTTGACCGTATCAGGCGCGGCATAGACTGGGGCTATGCGGTTGACCCGTTTGTTTTTATATCGTGCAACTATGACAAGCCGCGCAGGCGGCTGTACATATACGACGAGATATACGCGGCGGGCATGAGCAACAGACTTGCCGCCGACCGTATAAAATCTCGTGGAGTTGCCGGCGAAATTATCGCAGACTCCGCCGAACCGAAGTCTATAGCGGATATGTATGAATACGGCCTGAGAGTCAGAGGCGCACGCAAGGGTCCGGACAGCGTGAAGCACGGCATAGAATGGCTGCGCGACCTCGACGAAATAATAATAGATCCCGCCCGCTGTCCAAACGCGGCGCGGGAATTTTCATCGTATGAGCTCGAACGGGATAAGGACGGCAATTATAAGGCGAACTATCCCGATAGAGACAACCACACGATTGACGCCACGCGCTACGCCACAGAGAACGACCAGCAGAATGTGAGGGTAACTTAATGATTAACAATATGGACTTGATAAGAGAAAAGCTCGCGTATCACCATACGGCTACGGACGATGAGATTATCAAAACCGTGCTTAAAAATGCGCGGGAAGACCCGGATTATCTGGCGGCATGCGAGGGACTTCGGTATTATCGCGGTATGCAGGACATTCTGCAGAAAGATTTTCGCGAGACGGTCGTTTACGAAGAAGACGAAAACAGCCCGGCGGGCATAAAGCGCGGCGGTGTTAAGATAATCAATGAAAACAATTCAAATCACCACAATGTGCATAATTTCCATGCGCTGATGGTCGATCAGAAAGTCGCGTACATCCTCGGCAAGCCGCTTTCCGTCTCCGTCGAGGGTGCAAATGACGGAGCGGGCAGTGTGGATGAAAGCCTGAAAGCTTTTGAGGACGCTGTCACCGCAGTGACCTCAGACGAGGCTTTTGTTGACATGCTCCCCGACCTCGCGACAAATGCGTCAAATTGTATCGTCGGATGGCTGCATGTCTATTACTCGGCAGCCGGCAAGCTTTGTTTTGTTGTTATCCCGACGGCGGAATGTATTGCCTGCCGCGATATGAGCTATCAGCAGGTGATTACCGACTTTTTCCGCCATTATAAAATAACCGTCGTGCAAAACGGCACAGAGACGGAGCGGGAGCGGGTAGAGTGGTGGACTGCGACAGGGGTAAAACGCTATATCGAAAACGATGCCGGAGAGTTTGTGCTCGAAAGCAACAGCCCGCACTGGTATAACGAGCAGATAATCAACGACGAGCGCGTTTCGGTTGAGGCGAAGTCGTGGGGAAGAATTCCGTTTGTGCCGCTTTATAACAACTCTGCGCATCAGACCGACCTTTCGCGCATCAAAGGGCTACTTGATGCATATAACCTGATATCTTCTGCGTCGACGAATAATCAGATAGATCTCGTCGAGCTCTACTGGATGATACAGGGATACGGCGGAGAGACTGCAAAAGCGATACAGCAGAAGCTGCAGATAAACAAGGCGGTGTCAATAAGCGATCCGTCCGGCAAGATAAGCGCGGAGCAGGTCACGCTGAATGTCACCGAGCGCCTCGCCTGGCTCGATATGCTGCGCCGGGACATATACCATATAGGGCGCGGTATTGATATGAACGATGAAAAGCTCGGCAGCGCGCCGTCAGGCGTCAGTCTGAAATTCCGCTACACCCTGCTTGACCTCAAGGCTGACCCGCTTGTCTCGAAGTTAAAGGTCATGCTGAAAGAGCTGTCATGGTTTATTACGCAGGATATCAACCTGAAGAACGGTACCGACTATGACTATACGCTTATCAAATACGATGTCCACAAGTCGATGATAGTCAATGACGCGGAGACGGTGGATATAATCCAGAAGTCGCAGGGGCTTGTGCCCGATAAGATGCTTTTAGCAAAGCACCCGTTTGTTGATGATGTCGCGCAGGCGTATGAAGAGCTGCAGAAGCAGCGCGAGGAAAACGCAAAGATGTTTATCGGCGACGATGACGACAAGGACGATTCCGAAAAGGATGATGAATAATGCGCTCTGATCTCTATTGGGAGGAGCGGGCACTGCAGCGCGAGGAATATGCCCGACGTGCCTCGACACGGGTTATAAAGACAAAAACCGTCAAGTTATACGCCAAGGCGCAGAAAGACCTCGACGCCCGCATAAACCGGATATTTTCGCGTTATGCGGCAAACAGTGAATTGACGCCGGAAGAAGCTCGTCGGATGTTGAACACCAAAGAAGCGGAAGCGGAATTGGAAGCACTGCGCAAAGAGCTCAATAACATAAAAGACCCGGTCATAAAGAGAAAAGCACTTGCTCGTCTCAATGCGCCGGCATACGCCGCGAGGATAAACCGCCTTGAGGCTTTGAAAGCCAATATCGAGACGGAAACGGCATTGCTTGCTGACCGGGAGAAGCGGGAACTCAAGCGGCTGCTTGAAGACGTGAGCGGGGATACATACTATCGCAGCATATATGACACGCAGATCGGCACGGGATTAGGCTTTGAGTTCTCAGCCCTGTCGAAAGGTGCCGTAAACACCATAGTAAATGACCGATGGAAAGGCGCGAATTTTTCCGACCGTATCTGGCAGAACACATCCGCGCTTGCCAACAGCGCATACGGTATTGTGGCGCGTGGAATTATGACGGGAGCGGGTCCGCAGGTAATGGCGCGCCAGCTCGCCGACGCTATGCAGTCCGGAATGTACAGCTCGATGCGGCTGATACGCACCGAGACGAACCGTGTGCACAACGCCGCTGAAAAAGCGGCATACGAAGAGGAAGGCATAACGGAATACAGATTTCTCGCCACCCTTGACGGGCGCACCTGCGATGTCTGCGGCGCTTTAGACGGCAAGACTTTTCCGGTCTCCGAAGCGAAAGAGGGCATAAACTATCCGCCGCTCCATCCGAATGACCGTTGTACTACGACGGCAGTCATAGAGGGACAAAACCGAGCTGAACTCAAACGCCGGGCATTGGATCCCGAGACCGGGAAAACGGTGCTTATTCCGGCAGAAACGACATATGAGGAGTGGCTTGCGGATAATATAAATCCTCTTACCGGGAAGCTTAAATATTACCCGCCCAAGACTTTGACACAAGTGTCCTCCTACAACAGAGACCAGTTCGAGCGGTATTCGGCAGTCTTAAAAGAAAATGTGCCGGATTCTCTTGATGAATTTTTAAAAATAAAGTATAATGATCCTGAAAAGTGGAAGACGCTTAAAAGGCAATACCGCTTTGTGAATCAATACAAGATAGATTCAGGCAATTTATCTACTGATGAAATCTTACGGTTTGATAAAAAGGTTATTTATGAAAAAAGACTCCAGTTCACGAGCAAATACAAAAGAAGCGGAAACGTTGCCGGTGCATATATCGATGATGATTTTGACAATATGTACTATGCACACAGTGCCATATCCGGAAAAGCAAGTATCGGTGGGTACAAAGGAACTGGAAAATTAGTTTTACTTAAAGAGGCTCGACGTTTTAAATACATTGATGTTCCCAAAATGGATGGAACGATGAGGAAAGAAACCTACAATGACACTGAGGCGAAGCTCTTCGAGTTCTTTGCCGATTTGTATGAAACAAACCCTTTTAAAAAGATATGTATGCTTTCCGAACGTGGAATGTGCGATAGTTGCAAAGGGGTAATGCAGCAATTTAAAGAACTATACCCGGATGTTGAAGTGAATGTTATCTCAAACAAAAGGGTCGAAGGCAATGTTTGGAAAGAAAGGATGAGAAAAAGATGAAGTACGAGCTTGATTATCAGGGAGCAACAGAAATTCTCGAAGACCGTTTAAGCACGGGTATACAGCCGAAAACGGGAGATTTGCTCGAAAACTCATATCTCACAGAATTCGATCAGGATATCCTCGAAGAAGCTGAGCGCCTTAACGCGGTACTTCCGCTGATAAAGTGGGAAGTGGACAACAACGATCTCAGCGAAGCCATGAGCGATGAGCTCTATCTCTACTATGAGGATTTGCTCAAAGGTCGCCTCGACGGAATACTGGACGAGAAAGAAGCCCCGATTATCATAAAAGACCTCACCGAGAGCTATATAAAAGCTTTCGGAAAAGATACTCTTGACGAAGAGGATCAATAATAAATAACAAGCCGCCAAGCGAAAGCGAGGCGGTTTTGTCATATCACAACATAATAATTACAGCGTTTTGCAGTCAAATGCAAAGCGCTGTTTTTATATCCAAATTTATCCGCCACCCGGAGCAAAATGGTGTCGCGCAATATTGGGACTGGCCAAGTAAAAAGGGAGCGCGGGAAAGGACAGACATGGACTGGCTTAAAGACATTTTAGGCGACGCACACACCGAGGACATCGACAAGAAGATAGCGAGCTATATCGGCAAGAACTTTGTTTCAAAAGCAGATTTTCGCGCCGAGTCCGACAAGGTCAAGAACCTTGAAGGACAGATAACAGAGCGGGACGGTCAGCTTGAAGAGCTCAAAAAGGTTGATACCGCCGGGCTGCAGGCAACGATTACACAGCTGCAGAACGAGAACAAGCAGGCTAAGGCTAAGTATGACAGCGATATCGCCGCCATGAAGCTTGACTCCGCTATCGATGCCGCTATTACAGCCGCCAAGGGCAAGAACGCAAGAGCGATAAAAGCTTTGATAACGCCCGGCAGCGTGAAGCTCGACAAAGACGGCAAGCTCGAGGGCTTTGACGATCAGCTTAAAGCAATCAGAGAAAGCGACGCCTATCTCTTTGACAAAGTCGAAACCAGACAGAGGGGCGGAGACCCCGACCACGGAGGCGGAGACCCCGAACCGGGCGAAGCCCCCGAAAACTATGCCGATTATGTAAATTGGCGCAAAAATCAGTAAAAACGGAGGATTTAACAAATGTCAAACAAATTTCTGACTCCTCAGATAGTCGCGAACGAGGCTCTTATGGTGCTCGAGAACAATCTCGTTGCTGCCGACCTTGTCCACAAGGACTATTCCAAGGAGTTCGCGCACGTCGGTGATACCATCACCATCCGCAAGCCCGCGAAGTTTTCCGCGAAGAACTTCGTCGGCGAGACCGTAGATCAGAACGTGAACGAGGGCAGTGTCAAGGTGACCCTTGACCATTTCCGCGATGTCACCGTTCCGGTCACTTCCAAGGAAATGACCCTTGACATCAAGTCATTTTCTGAGCAGATCATCTCTCCTGCGGTGCAGGCCATATCCCAGGCTATCGACAGCGATATTATTGCTGAGGGCATCGCGAATGCCGGCAATACCGTGAGCGGCACCGCGAACGCGACCGACCTCAAGGACATTGCCAACATTGCCAAGGCGTTTGACCTCAAGGGCGTGCCGATACAGCAGCGCAGACTGCTCGTCAACCCGACGCACAAGTATCGCTATCTGACCACGGAGAACCTCTCAAAGGTCGCATACGCGGGCAACTCCGATGCCCTGCGTTCAGCAGAGCTCGGCTCTATTTATGGTCTTGACACCTATATGTCACAGAATGCCCCCGATACCCTCGCGGCAACTGCGGGCACTGCGACCGCCGCAAAAGTCTCCTGCACCGCAGGCGAGACCAAGGTCGCACTCTCGGATGTCACTGCGGCGACCGGCACCTTTAAAAAGGGCGACGGCTTTATACTCGATGGCTATCTTTATAGATTTGCCGCCGATGCAACTGCCGCAAGCGGCGCGGTCGCTGAGGTCGCGATAGATCAGCCTATCCACCGCACTATTGCCTCGGGCGAGGCGGTCACGGTGTATCTCGTCAAAACGACTCATTCCCTTGCATTCCACCGCAACGGCCTTGCACTCGTTACCCGTCAGCTTGAGCTGCCTATGGGCGCGAATAATGCGGCTATTGCGTCAAGCAGGAACGGTCTTGCTATCAGAGTCGTATATGACTACGACATCAAGCACAAGACCGACCGCGTCAGCTTTGATATCCTGTACGGTGTCAAGACCCTTGACAGCGACATGACCGCAAGGCTGGTGGGCTGATATGACGGAGCAGAACAAGGCCGACCTCATAGCCCGGATGCGCGTGATGTTGGGTAAGGAAATGTCGCTGCCGGCTGCCCGGTATCTGCTGGACAGCGTCGAGTCAAAGGTGTTGCGATATACTAAGCGGCGTGAGCTTGTTCCCGGCCTTGATCTGCTTGTGGCAGAGATAGCCGCGCAGCGTTACCGCACGCAGCAGCCGGGCTCTACCGACGCGGCGCAGACCGTTGCAAGCATAACGGACGGCGACCAGAGCGTGAGCTTTAAGCACAGCGACTCAGACCTCGCCACAACGGCGGAACTGAGCGACAGCGAAAAGGTGATGCTCAACGAGTGGAGGAGGCTTTTCTGGTGAAGATCCCCGACGCCTTCAAACGCGCACAGCGCGCCGTATTCCAGGACAAAACAGTCGAGCATTATAAGGCCGTCAAACAGACGGGAACGCTCGGCAGCGAAACAGTGAAGCCCGCAGAAACACCTGCGGGCTCTTTTACTGTCAACTTCCGACTCGTTACCGACGCTATGCAGGCGCAGGAATGGGGGCTGCAGTGCAACAAAGACGCCACTTTTTCAACAACCGATACGCTCGCTGTCGAGAAGGGCGACTATGTGAAATACGGTGGCGCTTATTACCGAATCACCGAGATCCAGCCGCACGACAGCCACACGCTGTATCTTTGCAAGGCGGTGAGCCGATGAGCATTGAAGTTAAGGGTCTCGGCGAGCTGGCGAAAAAGCTCGCAAAGCTCGGCGGCACTGATACCGCTATTTCAAACGGCACGCGCGAGGCGGCGCGAATAGTCAACAACAGCGCGAAAGAGTTGTGCCCGGTAAATAACGGCAACTTGCGCGCGTCGCTGCATACCGACTACAAGCGCGAGGGTAGCAAGCATATCGGCAGCGTATTGACCAATGTTGAATACGCCGCCTATGTGGAATTAGGTACGGGTCCTAAAGGTAACGGCACATATACTTATGAGCTCCCGGGCGGGATCCATTACAAGGCGGACAAGTGGCGCGGCAAAATCCCTGGTGTCGGCTGGCGAATGATAAGCGGACAAAAGGCGCAGCCGTATCTCTATCCTGCGCTTATAAACAATCGCGAGGCAATACTCGAGTGCTATAAGCGCGCGATACAGCAGGAAATAAATCGTAAAGGCGGTCAGAAAAATGGTTGATATCGAACAGGTGACTTATGATGTGCTTTCACTCGCTGTACCGGGCGTGAAATGGTCTGCGGAATATCCGCAGAGTTTTGAACGGCACGGTTTGATAAAGCAGATGGATAACTCCGTTAAAATGCCATCCTCTTCGCGTCCGGACCATTTTTCCCGGATCGCCGTGCAGATCCAGGTGTGGATGGCTACGCCGGAGGGCAGGAACGAGGTCGAGAGGCAAGTCGACGATGCGATGCTCCGCCTCGGCCTGCTTCGCGGCTGTCCTAACCACCTTGAGGACGAACAGGAGGACGGTACGGTGTTATACCGCACTGTCCTGCTTTATAACGGAGTCTACGACAACAACACGAAGCGGTTTTACCGCAGTTAATAAGGAGGTAAGTACAAATGGAAGATTATCAGACTTCTATAGGCGTGATTCTGAAAATGGGCGCGAGCGCAGAAGCGGCAGCTGAAGTTCCCGGTCTGCTTGATTTTCCCGATATGCTCGGCGAATCGGACAAAATCGACGTGACCACGATGAAGGACACGCAGAGAAAGTATAAGCCCGGGCTTTCCGACCCCGGGGATATGGCGTTTACTTTCGGCTATGAGGGGATGAAGACCGGCACGAACTGGGCGACCCTCAAGGGAGCTAAGGATGCAGACAAGACCTTTATTCTGCTGTTCCCGGACGGTTCCGGTTTCACATGGACAGGCAGAGTGTCACTTTCGATGCCCGGAAAGGGCGTCGCAGAGGCGCTGACCTTTACTGCAAAAATCACTCCATCGTCGGATATAGAGGAATATACCTCGTCCGGCGGCTAAAGAACACATCGGCGGGGGAAACTCCGCCGAAAATTTAAAATAAGGAGACAACAACTATGCTTACTGCGTGTAATGCACCTTTTTATAGATTGACCGCCGGCGAGAAGGAGTACAAGCTCAAGCTTACGACGGCGACAAAAATCGAAGTGGAAGACCGTATAGGCTGCAGCCTGCTTGAAGCTCTTGACAAGCTGGCATACACCAAGGTCTTTGCAGTGACCCTCTGGGGCGCGCTGCAGAAATACCAGGCGAATATGACGCTCCCCAAGACATATGAGCTCATCGATGCGCTTGAAGCCGAGGGCTTTACCCTCGAGGACAGAGCGGACACATTCCTCGGCATTATGAAGGTGTCCGGTTTTTTTACACCGGAACAGATAGCGGACATGGAGCGGGAGGACGAGGAGCAGGAGATAGAGTAATCTTCTCCTCGGCGACCGAGTGGGTCGCGGATCTCAAACCTCGCGCTTTTGCGGTCGGGATAACCCCGGACGAATTCTGGAGCATGTCGGCCGGAGAGGTTGAGGACCTTATATCCGCAAGGCAAAAGGCGGAAAATGAGCGGCGTAAATGGCAGTTACAGCTGATATGGAATCTCGGGCAGCTTGATTCTTTCGCGTTTAACGACCCGAAAAAATATCCTACGCTTGAAAAGGCGTTCCCGTCAGCTTTCGGCATGCAGCAAACCGGGTGGATGGTAATCAAAGCTCGGATGTCCGCTTATGCCAAATCAAAAAACGCCGCAAGGCACAGGGCAGGTGAGAAAAAATGACAGTTGAAGAACTGCAAGTGCTGATTACAGCAAACACCAAGGACTTTAATGCCAAGATTGATAAGGCGAACAAGAGGCTGGGATCGCTCGAACAGCAGGCAACGCGCACGGGAGCGGGTGTCGGAAAGCTTTTTACAGGCATAAAAACTACCGCTGCCGTTGCGGCCATACAGAAAGTAGTAAGCGAGGTCAAGAAGTTGACGGACGCATATGCGGAAAACGAAGCCGCGCAGATGGGCTTGTCGAGCATATTGACCGCGCAGGGAAAAGACCTGAACGCCGCGAAAGCGTGGCTCAAATCGTACACTAAAGACGGTCTTATACCGATGATGGACGCTTACACCGCGTATAAGAGCCTCGCGGCGGCAGGATATTCCGATGAGCAGACACAGTCCATATTGACCAACTTAAAAGACTCGGCGGCGTTTAACCGCCAGGGCAGTATGACGATGGGCGAAGCTATAAAGAGCGCAGCCGAAGGCATCAAAAACGAAAACAGCATTCTTGTTGACAATGCCGGCGTTACAAAAAACCTGTCCGTTATATGGGATGAATACGCGGCGTCGATAGGCAAGACTGCAGCAACGCTGACCGACGCAGAAAAGCGCATAGCCACGACACAAGGCATCATGCGAGAGACGGCATTCCAGACCGGGGATGCTGCGAAATATTCGAACACCCTCGCAGGAGCGCAGGCTGCTTTGAAAGCTCAGACAAAAATGTTGTCAAGTGCGCTCGGGTCGATGTTTGCGCCGGCTTTGCAGCAATGTATTCCGCATGTCACGGCGTTGCTTGAAAGATTGACCGCCCTCGCCGAAAAAGCCGGGCAAGTCATGGCTATATTGTTCGGCACGTCGAGTGCAACGAGCCGGACATCGTCAAACACCGCCAAGCTTGCCAACAGCACACAGCAAGTGTCCACAAACCTCGGCAGTGCGGCGAAAAAGGCGAAGGATTATAAAAACGCTTTGCTCGGCATCGATGAAATCAATCGTCTCGGAACGCCGGATACCGGATCTGATAGCGGCAACGGCAGCGGAAGCAGCACAACGGTATCGAGCGGAGGAAACAATTTTAAGAGCCCATTTTCCAACGCTGACAGCGTTATTGACCCGAAGCTTGCAGAGCGCGCCGAAGAGCTGAAGCAGAAATTCAAGAAGGTCAGAGAAGAGCTTGAAAAATGGGAACCGGCGTTTATCGGAGCCGGTACTGCAATAGGTTCGTTCCTACTTGTTTTTGAAGGCGCCAAGCTTTTCAAAAAGATAAAAGACCTCGGGGGAATTGTTTCCGCTTTTAAGTCTTTAAAGTTCGTGAGCAAGCTGTCTACAATAGGCGCGAGCATCAAAGGTGTTTTTACTGCATTAGGTACTGCGCTTGGCGCAAGTGCCGGAGCTGCGACTGCCGTAGGTGTTGCTGTGGTTGCTGCGGTAGCCGTGGCAATTGCGGCGGTGGTTTTACTGATAGTCTATTGGGACGAAGTGAAAGCAGCTGCTAAAAAGGCGTATGACTGGATAAAAGAAAAATGGTCGTCTTTGGGTGAATGGTTTAAAAGTAATGTTTCCGAACCGATAAAAGAAACGTTTTCAAAAACATGGGATAAAATCAAAGACGTCTTTTCTCCCGCTACTGAATGGTTTGGAACTTTGTTTGGTAGCGTAAAACAGACGTTCGACGATGTTTTCTACGATATCAGCGTTATAGCAAAGGGTTGTTGGGAAATTGTAAAGGCGGCTTGGGACATAGCGGGATCATGGTTTAAAGAAACCGTAATTGACCCGGTTTCCAACTTCTTCGGCGGAATGTGGGAAAGCTTGAAATCAAAGGCGAAGGACGCCTGGGAGGGTGTTAAAACGGCTTTTTCACCTGTTGTAACTTGGTTTAAGGATAAGTTTACACAAGCGTGGACAGCAGTCAAAAATGTTTTCAGTGTAGGCGGAAAAATTTTTGACGGCATTAAAGAGGGCATAACTGCAGCATTTAAAGCTGTTGTTAATGCAATAATCGGAGGTATAAACAAGGTTGTTGCAATACCGTTTAATGCCATAAACAAGTCAATCGATAAGCTGAGAAATGCAAATATACTCGGCTTGTCGCCATTTGCTGATCTGCGCGATATATCGATACCTCAAATTCCAAAGCTTGCAACAGGTGCGGTAATTCCGCCGAACAGAGAGTTTATTGCGATGCTCGGCGACCAGAAAAACGGCACGAATATCGAAACGCCGGAGAGCTTGCTGCGAAAGGTCGTCAAGGAAGAAAGCCGCGGCAGTGATGGCGGCGACTGGCATATACAGGTCGTGCTTCCTGACGGTACGATAAAAGGAGAAGCTATAGTAACCGCTGTTCAGAGATATAATCAAAAGAGCGGAAAGACAGTTATTCCATGCGACATATAAAAAGCAGCCCCATCTGAAAGGGGCTGCTTTCAATATGAAACAAAGGAACCGTAGAGAACTTTATCTTCAATTTCCACATATGTAAGACTTGTTCCTTGTGAAGCGTAAGACATCTGAATTACAAAATCGCTGCGCAACAGTGCGCCGTAGGAGTTTTGTGAGTCAACCCATGCGCTGACCGTAACGGTGTCTTTATAGCGCGATACAATCCATGCGCTTGTATCCGTGAGGTCGGGGAACGACGCAGCTGATGGAGTCTTGAGGTATTGCTTAACATGTTGTTCTGCCATGCCCTTGTAATAATTTGACTCGTAGGAGCTGAGATAGTAATCTTCAATGTTTGCGAGGGCTCCGCCTTTTTTGGAGTTAAACAGTTCGACTCCGCCGCTCGAAATGTAACTCGTCTTTCCATTGGAAACGACAAGCGTTCCGGATATCTTATCGTTCGAAAACTTAAAGCTCTTATCTGTCGAGTTTGATGATAATGATTCAAAGTAAATCGGAGTGGAAATTCCCACTTTTTTAAAGTCGTTTATAACTTTTTGAGCCTGTTCATCCGAGAGGTCAGCGTAGAGCTTAAGTGCTTGGACTGAGACGTCGCCAATATTTTGCGACGCAGCGGCTTCTGTCATTGGCGGCTCGCTCGTCTTGTTTTTGTCCTTGCTTTTATCTTTGCTTGCTTTCTTTTCTTCTTTAAGTTGTGATTCGGCGGCAAGCTTTGAATTATATTCAGATCTTTCTTCGGGGGTCATGTTATTGTAGTTGGTTTGTGCTCCACAAAAAATGAACACATTAGATGCAACAAAGCAAATCAAAGCTGCAACGACAAAATTCTTGCGGGGTTTCTTCTTGAAGATCCGCACAACTGCAATTACTAAAAAGGCGATTACGCCTATCGCAGACAAAAGACCAAGTCCAAAAAGAACATTATCCATATTATTTTTCTCCTTTTTCCTTTTAATTTATCATGTTTTATTTTTTATGTCAAGAAAGAAGGTGGAACAGCAGTGGCAACCGCTTTTAATCCCGGCGACAATCCGATAGCTACCGTGGACGGCGTAACTATGCCGGTATATCCGGACTCGGAGGACGGATATAAATGGGAGCTTGAGGACGCTTCGGCTAGCGACGCAGGGCGTACCGAAGATGTCGTCATGCATAAAAAACGTATAGGGCAGACCGATGCGGTAACGCTTAAATTTTCCGGGTTGTCCATAGCGAACGCGAGCAAGATTCTGAAAATGTTCAATCCGGAGTATATAACGGTCAAATACTTAAATATGCTCGAGGGTGGATATGTAACAAAAGAGTTTTATGTCGGCAACAGAAGTGCGCCGCTGTACAACAGCAGTCTGAATGTTGTTGACAATGTGACCTTTAAAATCGTGGCGCGAAAGGGGTGATGTTATGTATCCAATAACTTCTGCCGGGCTTGCTGCTCTGCGAGAGGATGTGGTGCAGTCCGTCAATATCCTCTGTACGCCTACAAAAGGCACGGCATTTAATATTACCGACAAAGACATCATCGGCGCGGTAACGGTGGACTGGTCGAGTGTCACGGGCAGCAAGCTTGATTTGGGCTCGGCGTGTATGTCAGAGCTGAGTTTTACTCTTGAGAATACCAACGGTGCGTTTGACGACAAGGTGTTCGAGGGCGCACAACTGTATGTCACTACAAGCTTTTCAACGGGCTCGACAACGGAGACGGTGCCTATCGGCTATTACACGGTGGACAGCCCTCCGCGCAAGCTCCGGAGCATCAAAATAACGGCTTATGACCGCATGGCGAAGTTTAACCGAGCCTATGATACTGAGCTTGCCTATCCTGCAACGCTGTATCAGATAGTCGCCGATGCCTGCACCAAGTGCGGGGTGTCGCAGAAGCTTCCGACGAACACTTTGCATCGGGGTGTATCGATACCAAAACGCCCGGAGGCGGACAACCTGACCTATCGTCAGGTGCTTGTCTGGGCTGCGGAGCTTATGGGCGTGAGCTTGTATATTGACTATGACGGCAAGCTGACAGGCGGGTGGTATGCGACAAACGCCAAACACATGGTTATAAAAGCTTCAGATCGTTTTACTTCCGGCAATACAGACTTTGCCGAAAACAACATCGTGTTTTCCGGTGTGCGTATCGTCGGAAACGACGAGAACAAGACCGAATACCTCGCGGGCACAAAGGACTATGCCTTTAATATCGAGGGCAATCTCCTTGCGCAGAGTGATATGAATCTCAGCACACTGGTGACGGAACTCAAAACCGCGCGATGCAGTCTTACATACACGCCTATGTCCTGCACTACACACTCTTTCCCGCACCTTAGACCGCTCGATGTGATGAACTTTGAGACGGCTCAGGGGACGAAGAAAGTCGTGTTGACAAATGTCAAGTGGCAGTCACAGAACCGCTGCACTAAGCTCGAGGGCAAGGGCGAAACGGCAACGCAGTCGGGATATGCCACAATGGGCGCGTTTACACCGAAGCAGCAGGCGGTACTCGAGCAGACCCGCGCACAGCAGGCGGCGCAAATCAACGACTACGAACAGGCGACACTCGCGCTGAACGAGACCATCGCGAACAGCATGGGCCTATATGTCACGCGTAAAGCGGACAGCAGCGGCGCGGTAATTACTTATTACCACGACAAGCCTACGCTTGAGGGGAGCAACACCATCTACTGCCGCAACGCCGGTGGTTATGCCTGGACTAATAACGGTTGGAACAACGGATCCCCGAACTGGGAGTACGGTGTATCAAAAGACGGTGACGCGGTCATACGCAGCATCGCTGCGAACAAGATATCCGCAAGCTATATCACGACTGATATTCTTTCGTCGCCTACGGGAAAGTTTTCCTTTAACTTAGACACCGGCAAGATTATCGCGTCTGATGTTGACATTACGGGCGGCGATATAAACCTTGACGGCGGTAGCCTGTCGATAGAGAGCGATGCATTTAAAACCGACTTGTCGGGCGGATATCTGCAAATGTACTACGCCACAAATATGGCGACGGGTACAAATTACAATTATTTGACTGTTACTGACGCAATGGTGGACAACTACTATTACGCGACATTTGCGTCGCCGTTGCCAAGCATTGATGGGATAAACACAAAAGGCTTTAGATTCGGCGAAAGCGACGAGAACAAAACCGGAATAATACATTGGCAGACCGATTATGCGCTTATCGAAAAGGCAAGAGCGCGGTTTAGACAGTGTGTCGAGGTCAACGAGATAATGACTGTTGACAGTAACGGCGAAAGTATAGGTTTTATATCTCACGCCCCATTCAGGTCAACGGATATAAGTGCGGAAATAGGTGCGACAAACGAAGCAAAAGCGTTTATGCAGCTTGCTAATAACTCAAAAGGCACAATCCCGGCGCGAATCAACATCTACTCAAGCGGTAGCGGCGGAGCGGGCATGAGCCTTGAACTTAAATCCGGTGGCGGGTACACTGGACGACTGTTTGTTGACAACACCGGTTTGTATGCGGAGTTTAACGGCAACGGTATTTACAAAAAACTTGCGTAAGGAAGTAAGTCTAATATGATAAAAACTGAACTCGGAAAAAAACTCGGTACAGCCAGAGAAACGGCAAGGCAGCTTGAACAGGAGACAAAACAGCTGACGAGTCGACTGGAATATGTCCGTACCGAGCTTATCAAACAGCTCGGTAAAATAGAGATGCTCAATGAAATGTTGCAGGAAGAGGAGGCGGTAGACGATGCGGACAACCACGATAACGATTGATTATGCTCACCCGCGCGGTTATGAGATAGGTTACCAGGGCGAGAACAATATTGTAAATCTCGTCTTGCCTGTACCTTCGCATATCGAAGGGGCAGACGGTTACAGAGTGTATTTCGAATCCTCAGCCGGAGAATATTTGCAGACCGAGTTATTAACCCCTGTTGACGGATGTGTGACTGTCACATTGACGAGTGATATCATCCCTGCACCGGGGCAGATAACCGCGCAGCTGGTGGCTTTTGCGGATGGCGATATCATTGGCAAAGCCCCCGTGATTTATGGCACCGCGTTGTATGCGATACCAAGCGGCAGCACAGAGCAAGTGAGCAAATCGATTGAAGCAGAGATAGCCTTAAATTCCGCAGCCCGCCACACCCACGCTAACAAATCCGTCCTCGACCGCCTGTCAGACGCGGACGGAAAATTGCAGTTTGACGGCAAAGAGATATCGGGCGGCGGTGGCGCAGCAACAGCAGCAGATGTCAACTACGAACTGCCCGAAGAAGTCCAAACAGAATTTCCGTGGGCTGAGATTGAAGAAAATACCGTAAAAGCAGGACTTGACACGGCTATATATTACGCGCTTGCAGGTATGTACGCAAAATATATAGGCGTTACCTTGCAGGGCGCAGCAGGCACGGTTGATGTTAGCTTGCAGAATTTTATCAACAACACATATATTCCGGTTGCCAATAAAGCTCATGAACACGATAACAAGAGCATTTTAGATGAGATAACCGCCGAAAAGGTCAATATATGGGACAACAAACAAGATAAGCCGTCGCAGGTCACAAGTGGCACAACGATAACACTTGCTGACAATACGGAATATCGCTTGACTGATGTTACAACGCTAACCTTGACCTATCCGGCAGGCAGTTTTGAATGTTGGATGTCGCTTACCTTTGCGGCAAGCGGCACTATCACGGTCACACTGCCGACAGGTACAAAGTATCTCGGCTCATCGCCGGATTTTAAAAACGGCGAAACCTGGGAGCTGAGCTTCAAAGACAAAATTTTGGCGGCGCAGAAGGTCGGTGAGGGCACTTGATGGGGCGAAGAAGAAAATTCTTTTCGCGTGCCGCGCGGCATATCGAAGGTCTGCCGGATGACTTCACTCCCGTGAGCTTTTTGCAGTCCTCGGGCAGCCAGTATATCGACACCGGACGCAAGCTGACGCAGGATTCTGATATCACCATAGATTTTAGTATAGTCGGTGAAATAAACAGGAGCGCAGGCATATTCGGGTCGCGCCAGAGCGCGTCGAAAAATAATCTTACGCTGTTTCAAAATGCAGATGTGAAAGTTTTGTCCGGCGACTTTTCCGAATATCAAAAGCACCGTTTTACGGCGGCTTCATCATTGGAACGAACAAAAATCCGAATGAACAAGTCCGGCGTGTGGATTAATGATATTTTAAAAAAATCTTGGAGCGATGTCGCCGACTTCGAGACGCCGACAAACGGACTGATATTTGACGTCGGCAACAACAACTGGACGAACAGTAAAGCTGTTATGCGGTTATATAGCTACACCGACGGCAATGCACAGCGGCTTGTCCCATGTCTCGATGCAAACGGTGTGCCGTGCCTTTATGATCTTATAGGCAAAACGGCGCTCTATAATCAGGGCGCGGGCAGCTTCACATGGGGGTGAAAATATGATATACGGAAAACTGGTCGGCGGTGCTCTGCACGGTACGCCGAGACCGATAAGAACAGAAAATGGCGATGTTTTCACAAACGACCCCGCATTGCTTTTGCAGTACGGATACAAGCCGATAATCACGGCGGAATATCCGTCCGACGGCGGGTATTACACCGAGTCGTGGACGGAGACTGAATCCCAGATAAAGCAAATCTGGACGGCCGCCGAGCCGCCCGAAGATATATCGGCGGACGAGGCGCTGGATATTATCACAGGGGGTGCGGATATATGACACGGACGCAGGCAAAACGCTTCCGCGAGATGATAACAAGAGCCGCCGCGAAGCTGACGAACGCCGAAGCTCTGACAAGTATCAGCCTATTTGAACTGTGGAGCGGTGAAAAAGATTATTCTATCGGCGACAGGGTGCGCGACGGTGGAAATTTATATCGCTGTTACAACGCTATATCCGCCAATCCCACATGGAGACCGAGTGTGACTCCCGCACACTGGGAACGTGTGACGGTCGGCGAGGACGGCACGATAGATAACCCGATAACCGCTGCCGCCGGTATGCGGTATTTCAAGGACAAGTATTATATCGACGGCGGCAAAATTTACAGATGCACAAGAGACGACAGCGGCGGCGAGGGCACGGTCATGCACTATCTGCCGTCGCAGCTTGTGGGCATTTACTTCGAGGAGGTGCGAGAGTGAGAATTTGTATATCCGTGGGTCACGGAAAATCGGCGTGCGGCGGCTATGACAGCGGCGCGGTCGGCGGAGGCTTTCACGAGTTTCGCATAGCGCGAAAGATAGGCTTTTATATCGCCGAGGCACTCAAAAAATACGGCTGTGATACGATACTCATAAACTACGATGCCGATATGTATCTGACGGACAGGATAGCCTATGTCAACCGCGGAAACTTCGATCTGGCTGCCGAGATTCATCTGAATGCAGGCGGCGGAACGGGGAGCGAGGTCTATTATAAACACGCCGACGAGGGCGGCAAAAAGCTCGCCGCGAAGATAAGCGCGGGCATTGCGAAGACATTTTCACTGCGCGACAGGGGAGCTAAAACGAAGCTCAATTCCGCGGGCGGCGATTATTTCGGCTTCGTCCGCTCGGTCAGATGCCGCAGTCTGCTCATTGAGACCGTGTTCATAGACAGCTCTTCGGACAGAAAAAATGTCGAAACGGAAGCGGGACAGAAAAAGTGCGGCGAATCGATTGCCGCGTCGATAGCCGAATTTTACGGGCTTTGCGTGAAAAATGAGCCGCAAAAAGTCGCGCAGTCCGCCGATATCAGAGCGGGCGACCGCGTGAAAATTATAGGCAAAAACTATGCCACGGGTCAGCGCGTTCCGTCGTGGGTGAAGCTCAGAACGCATACCGTCGCAAAAGTCGAGCCGAGCCGCGCACTGCTCAAAGAGATAAACTCGTGGGTCAGGCTCTCTGACTTGAGACTCGCGGCGAGACCGTCCGTCTCGGTCGGGAGCGTTGTTTTTATAAAGCCCGGTGCGGTCTACGGCGGCTGCACCTCGGCGCGCGGAAAGCGCGTGCCCGATTCTCAGCTCTCGCCGAAAAAACACACCGTCACGAAAGTTCAGCAGAACCGCGGTACGCTCGAAGCCCTGCTCGGCGATATTTCGAGCTGGGTCGCGGTCGGCAGTCTCGAGGAGGTGTGATATGAACGCAGAAATAACTGTGGCACTGCTCTCGGCGGCGGGTACGCTCATCGGCTCGCTCGGCGGCATACTCGCGTCGAACAGGCTGACGAATTACCGCATCGCGCAGCTCGAAAAGCGGGTCGACAAGCACAATAATCTTGTCGAGCGCATGGCGGCGGCAGAGGATTCGATAAAATCCGCGCACAGGCGCATAGATGATATCACGCGCAGAAAATAAGGGGGATTTTCATGAAGAAGCTTTTTGAAAATATAACAAAAATATCGGTCGGCACGTGGGTCAGGGGTATTTTGTCTCTTGTGTCAATAGTCAATATGGCGCTGACCGCGTTCGGGAAAACACCGGTCAGCGTCGAATACAGCGAACTCTATACAATAATAAGCCTGATATTCACATTCATTGTCGGCGCTGCGAGCTATTGGAAGAACAACAGCTTCACTTCGGCCGCTATAGAAGCGGACAAATTCATGCACGAACAGCGCATAGCGGAGGGCGAAGATGATAACGGCACTTCTCTATAA